CTTCTGTATAGCATTCTTCTTCTATATAGTTTTGTAAAGATTTAACGTATCCTTCTGCTAATTTTAAATATCGTTTTAAATTCTTTGCAGCAAGTTTACATTGGTCCATATCTAGTTTTAGAAACTTCTTTAGACCATGCTGTCTATTACCTACACGATTTTTAGGGTATGCCTCTACAATACGAAAAAATATCTTTCCTTTCATATCATCGATAATATTATTACTTGTATTATTATTACTTGTATTAGTATCTGGTTCACCGGTGACTATAGGTCTAGGT